ATTTTTTTGGCCACATTGCCTGCGCTTTTTAAGCCTTGAGCCACGTTTACCTCAACGACGATATCGTTAGAAGAAATACGCTCCTCTTCTTCAGCCAGGAAACAGCGCCAAGCATCTGATAGTTCTTTGTCTTTTTTGAAGCTAGACCAATCACTCATCGCCCAAAACCTCGTTCAATAATCTATTGATACGATCGGCTTTGGTAAAAACGTTATTTTTAAATTCTTTTGCTTCGCGCATCATAAAAGCATTTGGCGTAGATGGCTCAGAAACAAAATCAAAACAAATCAATTGAAAATCGTCTTCTACGATAGTCTGGCCAGCACTTTCGGTAACGGAGCCCATTCCACGAGATGAGATGCCAAGCTTAACACCAGACTCGACTAAGCTTTTTAATACTTGACCCGAAGGAGTATCTAACACCTTAACCTTTCCCATAACATTTTTACTATCCCACCAAACATCTGTGACAAGGTGTGACGCATTTTTAAGGTTAATAACTGAATCTTCTGGATGGTCTAACTCTCCAAGGGCACGGCGCTCTTGTACAAGCTTTTGATAGTTTTTCATCTCGCGCATTAATACACGATGCGGATAAACTCTTCCATTTCCGTTTTGAACATCAGCCTCCTGTAGCTTACCTGTCAGGATCAAGCCGCCATTGGCTACATACCTTTTTTCATCTTCAGTAAGAAGATCTTGGCAAACTCCACCTTCACAGAGTTCGTAGTACTCTCTTAATAACTTTTTTCCCATAGTCACGATCCTTTACAGCAGCGACGAACTGGTTGTAACATCCATTTGCTAGTCCAACTTGTGTTCATGTTTCACTCCATCATCTCCGAAGAGCATTGTTAAAATATATGATGTTCCTGAAGATAACCCTCCAAGAAGAAAGAAATTAAACACAGTAACATCAAAACTAAATAGTTCTGTAAATGGAGAAAGTAGCATTAATACCCAGCCTACATGAAAGCCCATGCACATAGAACAGTTTGCAAGTTCCCCAAGTTTACCTTTTTTAGGTCTTAGTCTCGAAAAGATCTTGCCATAGACAAGAATCTGTGTGAGCCCGTAGGCGCAAAGTATAAATGTTAATAGCTCTGTCATGGTATACTCGATTGAACGTTTACATCAGTAGCAACACTTTTTTTATTAAAGTTTTTTGCTATGTATGCTTGAAGCTCTTTGGTTACATTAATATCTTTTAAAGACATATTATCTGGTAATTTATCCAAAGTTTTACCTAAAGCGTTTAGGAACGCATTTTCGATTGGATCATCTACAATTTTTGAGATATCATCGTCTACGTCTAGGAAATCTAATGCGGTTCCAGTTCTTGATTCGTCTGGAAGCTCATAAGCTTGTTTAGCAAAATCAAACATATTTTTGGCAGTTGATAAAAACGGAACTTTTCCTATTAATTCATCGACTACAGCGCTTTTAGCTGCGTCAACAACGCCACTTTTTAACTGATCTCCTCTTTTTTTAAGCTTAGCTGTCTGGATTATGGCTTTTAAGTCACCTATGGTTTGAATATCGCGTACTGTTTTGATATTAGAAACGCCCTCATCGTCAACCTCATTTATAGTTTTTCTCCAGTTTTCCATTATAATTTTCATTTCAGACATAATTGTATTCCTATATAGTGTACATGTAGTTTAGCGAATAAGGATCGCGAACATACCCAGGACGAATGGAGCCTTGGTCAACTTTTTGCGGCACTTCTCCAAGCTCAGTAGAATCAGCTTTATCTGGGTGAATAAGCTCATCGTCAGTCATCGAAACGATTGCTTCAGTTGATTCAAAATATGGCCTTTCTTCGTTAATAAATGAATCTATATTGATTAGTGCCATTTTAGCAGCATCAACACTTTCTGTGAATGGCGTTTGTAAGGTTGCCTCAAAAGATCCAAAGTAAGAGCCACCTTGGATGGATTCAGGAATAACAATTCCTTTTTTATGTAAAAAAGAGAAAAGGCGATTTTGAGCGCCATAGACAAGATCGCTCATGACCTCTTTAGGAAAAGCAATAACTTTATTTTCTTTTGATGAAAGAACAATATCGATATCTCCATGATCAAAAATCATTAGATTACCAGAAACACTTTTACGAATATCCATTTCAAGGCGCACAGTTGATTTATTAGCGCCTTTTCCAATCTTAACCTTAATCGGCATTTTCAAAAATTTCCTTAACTAATTGTTGTGTTCTAAGAATGACTAGTAGCGATTCTTCGTCTATCTGGCGGTTTTTATAGTCCTCAAGCATATTGATAATCTTTTTAGTTTTTTCTATCATGCTTGAATCTTCTTTAATTTCAGATGTGTTTAGCGAGTCAGACAAAACCTCTTTAAGGCGACCAATCTCAGAATTTAAATATGTTTTTAAATCTAAACCATTATCAACAAATGAAGAAATATAGCAACCTAAAAGTTCTTTCTGTTCTTCCAGCAGTTCTGATTCGTACTTTTTATTAAACTTCTCAACAAATGTAGAATAAACAGTGTTATCGATGTTGCTTAACAAATTGATGTCTTCTTTTTTCTTTGTCATATCGTCCACTATTTTAGCTTCAAGCATGACTACCTTGCGCGGGGAAGATTTATTTGAAAAGATTTGGTATATACTTGCTAAAGTTTTATAGTTGGGAACAAAATTATTAAAAAACTCTGGACTTAAATCTGTATTGACATCCTTAATTAAATCAGACTGCTTAACAAAAAGGCCATGAGCGTCAAGCACGCGGCTGGCTATCTTTGCTTCTCTTAAGATTTTTTCAGCAATCTCTTTATCAAGATTTTGATTTTCATATAAAGATTGATAACACTTAAGGTGCTGTGATAAAACGGAATCTTCATGAAAATGTTTTTTAATCAACGATACGGCTTTAGCTTTGCGCGCATTATCCTTTTTTAAAATAGCAACCGTTGCTTCTCTTACTAAAGATTCATATATAAAAGCTGTATTTCTTTTTTTATTGTGCTTTGTTTTCATTCTTTTGCTCCGCTAGCGATGTTTTCTTTTTGTTATCCAAATCTTCAATCAGTTGCCTAATGTTTTTATTGATTTGAAAAAGCTTTTGTTCCTCTAACTGCTCTTTCTTAGAGTAAGTAGATTCATTTTGTTCATAAATACCTCTTCCGGAAGATGGCGATGCTAAAGTAGCTATATCGGCCATCCCTGGAACAATGTTTCTAATCGTATTAGATGATTTTTCTTTTGCCCACTGACTTTGCATGTGTCTAGTGCGCGCGCCTTGTTTGCGCTTGTCATTTTTAACGGGCGTGTATGCTTTGCCTTTTGAGCCAGGAGTGATACGAGGAGCGTTTCGACTTCCAGGCGGTACTGCCAATAATGGCGAATCGTCATCACCGCCGGCTGGCTCGGCGCCTGCATCTCCGGCGGGCATCTCTTCGGGGCCGCCGCCCAAATCTCCACCAAGATCTCCTCCAAGATCTCCTCCGAGATCTCCCCCTAAGTCGCCACCTCCAAGGTCACCGCCTCCTAGATCGCCACCGAGTCCACCGCCTTCGGCTGCTGCTGCTGCTTCAGCAACGGCCTGCAGAGCTGCGTCATGTTTGCGATCGTAATACATTTCACGCTGATTCCGTACAAATTCTTCATTGGACATTCCAAAAATATTTTCAGTAACCCATCGACGAGAAAAGTATCCTTCAGTTGCAGAACCGGCAATATCAAACTTAGCTTTCCAGTGCTCGATTTCTTGCAGCTCTGCAATTTTTGATGGGTTATTGAGAGACAATTTAAATCCAAGCAAATCATCACCTCTGAAGCCTAACGTATACAAGTGAATAATGCTTATTTTTTCAAGCTCTGCTATAATAACTCTTTGCAATCTTTGAATGGTTCTTGCGAACCGAATATCTTTTTGTGCCAAAGTTGTTTTATCTTCGGCAGCCCCTTCTCCCATGGATAAGTAAGCCTGGGGAATCTTCAACGCGGCAAATAATTTATCTCGTAAGTATTTAATGTCATCAATCGCTGTAATATTTTGAGCACCAGCTAAACTAGTAATATCGGTAGCTGAGCCGGCTCGCACAGGAATAAAATAATCTTCCTCAATAGACATCGGATTGTAACGCAGATCAACACGACCAGAACTTGGATCCACAACAGAGTGTCTTTTAAGCTGAGTGACAATCTTTTGCATGTACTGTTCTACATCATTAGGAGGAATAGCACCGACATCAATTTTAAAAACTCTGCGTTCAGAAGAGCGAACGACTCTATAAGCCATCATTGCATCTTCCATAAGTGTAAGCTGGCGCCAAATGCGACGGGCTGGTTCTAAAATAGATGTGCCATATGGAGCATACTTATCATTTCCTAATACACGGAAATGAGATACTTGCCAATTTTCAAATGTCATTCCAGCAGAGTTCCACTGATATTGAATGTAGTTTGGGTTTGTAGAATCCATTCCCTCCAATCTTTCAATCTCTGGTGATGGTAATGAGATGACCGACTGTACTCCAAATTTATCATCGATATCTAGATAAAGAAAAAAGTCTCCGTACTTACACATGGTACGAGCCCATCCAAAGAGATTATATTGCAGATTTAAAACATTGTCGAACAATATTGCTAATACTGCTTTTATTTCTTCATTAGCGCAGCTAATATTTAACATAGGTCTTAATGAAGAATAAGTTGTCATCTCATCTGCATAGATATCTAACGTAGATGCAATCTCGGGCATGTACTCCATCTGATCAAAATCAACATATCTTTCGGTTCGACGCTGATTTGCTATAGCATTTGTTGCAATTGTATCCAGCGGGCTGTACATGGACTTTTTAAATTGCTGACCGGAAGCCGACTTGAAACGTGAGGAGAACTTATCTAAATGTTGTCTTCTGATTCGGCGCCCTGATTGTGAACGATAATTGACAATTGGGCCCGAGAAAAGCCTTGTAAGAGCCTGAAACAATTGCGACTGTCTGTTTGCGGGATTTCGTCCTTGCTTGGGATTTTTTGTTGCCATTTATTTCCTCACTTTATGATCCATTTATATTGGCTATATAACTTTTCAGCTTCAGACATTTTATCAAATATTTCATTCTTTTTATAGCCTATTTGTCCTTTAATGCGTGTGTTCATGGTAGTTTTAGTAGTATATATTGCATCAACAAAAGCCTTTTGATAATTTAAATCGCGCGCGTTTACTTGCAGCGCAGTATCCCTAACCCAGCACCCTATTGCCAATGCCATGATTAGATCATCATTGTAGCCTTTCATTGCCTGCGGTTTACCATTCCTCCAAATAAAGGTTTTCATCTCGTTAATTGTGCGAGAAGAATATATGGTAATTAGTTTGTTTCTGATAAACTCCTCTAATTTGGCGACGATGAGTGGGCGCGTCTTCATAGAAGTGGTAAAGCCTGGGACAGCCGAACTTCTAGATTCCGCTTGAAACTGCTCTATATATTCGTGCGTAGACTTGATAGAGTGGTATACGTTTGGATATTGATAATCCTCAATAAGTTTAGTTAGCACAGAATATCCTATGTTGTTGTTCTCAACTACAAGCATGCATCCACCAAATTCTTTACCTACACTATTAAGCATATTTGCAAACATATCCAGAGTTGGTTTACCTTGATATTCTCCAATAACTTCAAGCGTCTCAAGTTTGATAATGTGAAATGTAGAAAAATCAGCACCATCTCCACGCGAAACATCTGCCACCAACAAATAATTACATGTTGGATCAAACTCCTCAAAAATCCAAAAGTTTCTATCAAATCCGGTTCTGTATTTAGGATCTCTCGCTGTAGATAACATCCACTCCATGCACTCAGGATCTATGACTGTCTCGCCAGAAGTATTGAAATTGCACTCAAGCTCCTGTGCAATCTGGCGCTTGGACATGTTTTTTGTTTCTTTTTTGTACCATTCTTTATTTCTATCGGGATGCACATCCCAAGGTAATGTTGTTAAATTAAAATTATTTTCTCCAGACTCTGAGTCTGTACAAGTTTTATGAAACCAATTTCCAACACCATTTGGTGTAGAAAGCGCGATACATCGACCACCTGTTGATAACGTGGGATACAAACCTGTCCAAAGCTCTTCCAGTCCATCAATATGTGCAGCCTCATCAAGCACCAAGAGAGACAGAGCTTCAGAACGACCGGCATCGCCAGATGTTGAAGCCGCCTTAATAGATGAGCCATTAGACAACTCAAAGGATGTACGGTTGTCTACGCTGATCTGCGCAATCTTTAGCCAATCGGGGACATTCCGCATAATGTTTTTAACTTTCTTGACCAAGTTGCCTGCTGTCGCAAACTTTGTTGCCATAACAAGAATGGCCTTATCGCGGTGGAACAACATCATCCACACGATATAGCCTGCAGTGATAGTTGAGATACCTAACTGACGAGCTTTTAGAATAACGTTAAAACGGTAATCATTAAAATCTTTGAGAAGGTCGTCTTGGAAGTCAAAAGTGTTAAAAAGAATAAGTCCATGTAATGGGTGCGATATTCTTGCGTAGTTATTGAGGAAGTAGGAGGGATCTTTTCCACACTTAAGTATCTCTTTTACTTTTTCTTGCTTTGATAATTGAAAACTCATACATTTTTCAGAGCCGCTAAAACTTCATCGCGATTGGCTAAATCGCCTTCTCCATCTAAGACTATAAATTCCTCAATACCATCTTGATGGGCTAAATCAATAAGCTCTCTATCTGGCATGTTTTCAAGCTCTAAATCGGTTAGCTCCGCTTTAATGACTTCCTCAGTAATAATCTCTCGCAATCTTTCAAGAGTAATTTTCATTAGTCCTTCTTCCTTGTGTCGTTTTCAGGACGAGTTCCAAATCCTCCTTGATCGAGAAAGCTTTTCCAGCTAGATTCTGGTGCATGTAACGAACCACTGTTATCATCATTCATATCTGTGGAAAGGCCGCCTACTTTGTAATGCATTTTTGCAGTTACCCATGAGCGAACACGGGACGAGTTTTCAACTCTAACGTCAATCTCGCCAACTTCAGATAATCCAACTGAATTTCCAGTGATTCGTTTATATTCTTTAGTTAACCAGCCTTTGATTTCAGATAGACGTTGCTCCATCTCGCCCTCAAAGCCGCTAGCATAAACTTCTTTAAGCCTGATTTCAGACATATAGCTTAAACACATCATGTTACCGTAAAACTTTACATTAAATCCGTCCATTACTCGCTGATCGATAAGGGCATTGCCTTCTTCTCTGCGTAGTCCCACCTTGACAGGCTCAAGATCTTCTCCCAATGCTCCATCATAAGCGTTAGCGGCGGCTTGCGAAAGCCCTTGTACTATTTCATAAACTGTTGCCATTATTATGCTCCTCCCAG